GCGGCCTCCACTGTGCTTTGAAGGGTCTCGTGGATCATTCTTGCTTCCGTAACTGAACCGGCGCGGGAAATTGCTTCGACAATTTTATCTTTTTGTCGCTCATTTAAGGAGGAATTTCTTAAAGCACGGTTCGTATATAGCAAGCGAGCATTCGAGAGATTCACATCTTGTAAATTTTCTTTAAGCTCTTCTACTACTTGCTTGTATTGATTATTGCGCTCACTGATTTGGTTATTTTCAAAAACCAATTCCTCGTGAGCTTTCTTCAAATTCTTTAATTCTTCTTCGACGTCGGTGCTGCGTCGGTGGGCTAATGCTTTTTCCATTTCCCACTTTTGGCTCTCGGAAGAGCGGCCGGCCCAGCCGGATAAGGTAGCACCCATGTCTACGGTAAGTTTTTCGGCGATTGCGTCAACCAATTCGTCTAGAGTATCTTCTTCGGCGAGGCCTTTCATCGCATCTACGTCGGCTTCTTCTGCCGCGGCAGACGATGCGAGCGCTGCGGCGCTATCGTCGCCTGAGCCTTCTTCCTCTTCGGCTTCTTCGCCGGCAAATGAGCCAGGATCGGGCACACCCTCTTCCAGATCTTCTACTTCGCTTTCTAAATCTTCCTCTTCGGCTATGGTATCACCCAAAGCTGCTGCAATCTCGTCTTCGTTTATTTCAACTTCTTCTGCGTCTTGGAGTTTTTCGATGGCTTCTTGAAGAGCGCCAAGATCCAGGGTTAGTTCAACTGGTTCGCCAGTTGTGGGAAAGTCTTTCAAGTTTTCTCCCTCGAGGTTACTAAAATCGTCTGTTGCTGATAGCGGGATGTTGTCCTCTTCGTCGATGGGCTCTACGGGGCCCTCTATATCGGCAGATGGCTCCATTTCCATTGTCGGATCGATGGCAGGCGCTTCTAAGTCGGGAGTTTCCATCTCGCCTCCCATCTCAAGATCTAGATCGTCTTGTTCAAGCAGTTGGTCGAGGGTTCTTTTTACCTCATTTGAATATTTTTCGATAACGGCGGTCTCGGCACTTTTTAACGCTGCATCGCGCAAGGCTTTGGCGTCGACAATAGCCTCGCTGAGCAAGTTAGACATAAATTAACTCCTAATATGACAATAGTTCACAAATAAGTAGTGCTAATATGCTCCAAAACCCATTTTTAATAAGGAGGAGACTATCGCTTTTAAGGTACCATGTTATAAAAGTTTATGACTGACCATTCAAAGCCATAGTTGCCCGCATACCCCAGAAGAGTAACTGCATCGCCTTGTTCAATTATGAAAGATTGCTGAGCGTCGATAAATTGGTCCAAGCCAGCGGCGCCAGTTATCTTAACATTGCTGGTGCCGATACTCTTCACTGTACAAGTAATGCCGTCTACAGATGGATCTATGGTGGGCAGCGTGCCGGTAGTCGCTGATGAGGCATTGAAGACCACAATATGATCGGCCGATGTTAGGGTATAGTCGGACGTTTTATAGGCATACATAGAGCGGACCGCGCCGCTCAAATGAGTCACACCTTCAATTTTGGTGTTTACGGATGAGGTCGCGGCGTTAGTAGCTCCGTCCAATCTTAAGTAGGTAGTGCCAGAAGTGCCCCCCGTTGTTACTTCGAATAGCATATAACCGGCCTCGCTAGTGTTGGTGGGGGATCCTATTTTGGTACTTATCTTGCTGTATTGTGTCGCGGCGGATGTAGAATCTTTAGATTTAAACGCCACGCCTCCACAAAAATCATCTGCTTGTCCGGGATTTCCGTCTCTACTGTTTATTAACTCCAGGACGGCGCCAACGGCATTATCACCAGGATGTACAAATTGGGCGACAGGATTGCTGGCGCTGGTTGCTGTTAAGGTACCGGCCAGCACCATGGCATTACCATTAAAAGTAAGATTGGCTTCTCCTTGGACCGTGCTCGCGTCGACCGAGGTAATTACCCGATTAACCGCTGCATTATTATAATTGCTAATGGGAGCAACTGGGAGTCCCGTCATGTTGGTGGCGTCACCATAGAAAGAAGAGGCGGAAATGTTCACTGAGGCTGACATATCGCCGAGCAGATCCAATTTATTCGTGGACGTATTAAAACTCAAGTTGGTGGCGCCATTCACGGCGTCGGTGGCGGTGCTTCCAATTAAAACTCTATATTGCGCTGCATTGCCGTATGTCACAATAGCTGGGTCTGGGAGATTGGACAGGTTTGCACCATCTCCGTAAAAAGCGGCGCCAGAAATATTAAGAGAACTTGACACGTGGGTGGTGTCAATGGTGGTTGTGGCTGTGTATAAGGCAGAGCCGGTGATGCCCAGCGATGCAGACGCATTCCCCACCACCACCAAATCAGTGCCATCAAATGTCAGATTGGCTTCTCCATTAATAGAAGCAGCGCCGGCAGAGGTCAAGAGATAATTATCAACCGCATTGTTATAGGTGGTTACGGATGGGCCCGTACCGGTACTTGCAGCGGTCAAACGACCTTGCGCGTCAACAGTGATTGCCGAATATGTATATGATCCTGCGCTGACCGCGGTGTTATCGAGCGCGACTGATACCGTATCAGTTGCAGCTGCTGTTGTTGTAATTCCTGTGCCACCTGAAACATAGATTATATTTTCGTCAGCAATCGTCTGTGTTGGGCCCCCATCGCCTTTTAAGCCTATGGAAGTCATAGTTCCTACGCCCGTAAGCGCGGTACCGTCACCATGGAAAGCGCCCGCATATAAGTCAGAAGAGGCTGAAAAAGCTAATGAAGATGTAATGGCCGAACCAGATACTATAAATCTATGAACGCCGCCCGTCTTGAGAGCGATAAAATCTGCTTCAAAATCAATCTGGGTATCAGAGGGATCCCCCTCGTACTCAATATCTCCTAGTTCGCGAGAGCCTTTAGAAGTGTTGTATGCCATTTTCTGTTTCCTTTATCATAAGTAGTTTTGTACTCTTTAAGTTCCCTTTGAACCTATTACCCACCAATTTTTACCATCTGATTGAATAGTTCGCGAGGAGTAATTCATTTTCATAGTAATATCGGTACCTATATCTATAAGGCCTTCGGAGACCTTTATAGCCACAGGAAAAGATCTTAAACTATATTTATTTTGGTTAGTCTTCTTAATGTTCAGAATTCTGCCCACGTGGTTGCATGCCGGCGGGAGCATCACGGTGATCGGCGTCTTGATTGAATCGCACAAAATGGTATAGTCTGTGTCTTCGACTTCGTAGTACTCCCCCACAATAGTTTTAATATTGGCGGATATGCTGCCGCGGCATCTCAAGAGATTATCAATATCTATATTTGTTGTAGAAATTTTACCTTCTACATTTAAGGTATTTTTACTATCATCATACACTAATTTTGGAGAAGACGCAAAACCTGAGCGGCCTTTTAGTTGAACATGGTTAAGGGCGCCCGAAGCCTCTGGCATCTTCACTTTTACATATTTTTCATAAAGATTTTTTAAAGTGGTGTTCCGTATCGTGTTGTGTGACGTGTCCGCAATGAGCAGCAAGTCGTTGTCGCTTAGGTTTTGGCCATCGGTATTAATACTTTGTGCCTTATTAGGATCGATTACAAGAGCGCCTTCTTTCATTCCGAGGCCGCCAGCCGAAGAAAGCGCCACGCTGACATTATTCTCTTCGAGGGTTATGCCTGGGCCACATTTAACTTGTAATTGGCCACGGACGACGTGAAGGCCGGCTGCATGGCCTATGTGCTTGGCATCTATGGTGCCGCAGATCTGCTCGCCTGGCAAATTAATCATCTTTTCTGCTGAGCCTTTAAAGAGCGATGCTTCAATATTTCGAACATGCAACGTATTATCTCGAAAGGTAAGAGATGGCTCGACGCGAAGGCCGCCGGCTTCTTTAAACGTCACAACTCCATGTTTGGTGGCATTCTCAATGTTGTTTACTGCTACATCCTTTAAGGTAGCGCAAGGGCTTTGTGCGTCGGTATCGTAGAATACGCTAGCGCTTATGGTATTTTTAAATACCTTTACCCCTTCGATGTCCTGATCTGCATGCTGATCTACCGAACCTTCTACGGTGCCTTTTAAAACATTATAGGCCATATTGTTTCCCCTTCACCAGTAAATAGATTATTCATCGGCAAACTCATAAATAAAAAGGATGCCCCCACCAGGGGGGCATCCACAAATGAAAGCAAAGCTTTCAAAAGATATAGCAATAGATTACTTGATGTACCAGTCAACACCAGTGGTAGAACCACTAGCAGCAACTAATGCAACAGCACCATAATCCGAATCAATGATAATTGAAGCTTCACCATCAATGGTATAACCACCAGCACCTGCAATCGTGAGCGCGAAATCCGACGCGTTAGATGGAGCCTTAACGGTAACAGTGTCACCGAGGTCCGGGGACGCTGGAAGCGTCCAAGTTTTGGCAGAGGTGCCAAAGACTACCGAACTAAAGTTAAAGCCCTGTACAAGTGTCGCGTTGTTGTTTCCGTGATCAGTCGGCGTCGGGGACGCGTCAGAAGACAGAACACCAGCGACTGCGGTAAGGCCAGAACCAGCCATGGCATCCACAAAGTCAGCAATGGTTTCAACCTTGGCTGCGCCGCCAGCCGAATAGTCGAAGAACGACAAGGAATCGGTGGCGCCATCGACAGTAGCAGCAGCTAGAGTAGAACCGCTAAGCACAAGAGTACCAGCGCTAGCCGCAATACCGCTAGCTGCCGTTAATCCCATAAGATCAGACCACGATTCTTTCTTGCAAGCACCAGAGGCGCCGCCATCAAGGAAAGTGATATAATCGTCAGCCACGGTCATGGCTGTTTCGGCAGTAAGCGCGGGTCCAAGAGCGAACAGATCGTCAACGGTTTCCTTCTGAAGACCGTTATCGCCATCATCATTGAACATGATAGTATCGCCAGTGGCAATCGCTTGCGCGCCATCGAGGCTGTCGATGTCAATAGCCAGAACGCCTGTGACGTCCTTAAGCCCCGTGGTGGTAACAGTACCAGCCAGATCGGTAACAAAGCTCGTACGAGTACGAAGCTGCATGTCCTTGGATGTAGAATCAAGAGACACGATTAGGTCAGCAGGATCCATCCCTGCGGCCGCAACATTCGGGAAGTTAACGATAGTACCTTTAACATCCAAGTTGGCGTTAAGGCTAGCGTTACCATCCACATCTAAGGTAGAAGAACCAGAGAGTGTGCCTGCCTTCACAGTAGTCAAAGTTGAAGTACCGGTGGCGGTGAGCGCCACAAGGTTTGCGGTGTCGACCGGATCGCCAGACGTACCCAGAGTAACGACATAAGCCGTACCGCTGAGGTACAAATCATTCCATGCAGCACCGGGGTCGGTGTCGCTGACGTAGGCTTTGCCGAGATCAAAAGAATTGTTAGTACCGGGAGAAAGGGCACCACTAAGGATAGCAGTACCTAATTGATATTTATAAGCCATATTTAAAAACCCTCCATATTATAAGTTTTATATTTGGCGGACAGGCAAGACGCACCAATCCTCCGAAAAGTTATAATACAAAGTGCCCGTCCACTTATAAGTAGTCTAACAGAAAGCTTGGAGAGACTAGAAGGCGTAGTACTTTCCGGTCCCATCACAATAAATCGAAATAGAAGCATAGGGTGATTCTAAAATTATTGAATTTTGATCATCGATTGTGTCGGTTCCACCGCACGAAATTGTCAAAGGATAGGTGTCCAGCTCGCCACCCTCATCTTTAATGATAAATGTCTGACCATTTAACAATGTAGATGCTGCAGGAAGGGTTAAGACAATGGTACTATCTAAAAGGTTTGATTTTACTCCAATAAGGTAATCTACATCTTTGATTGTATAATTGTTTGAAACAGTAGCGCGAACATACCCTATTCCTCCAAATATTTGAGTTTGATATGCTCTTAGTTTGAAGAGCCTCCCTTCGTCCATGAAGATGCCATTATTTTTAAAATTCATGAATCCGACATCAAACCCCTTCGTGGTGCTCCCTGAGCCAAACTTAAGATTATTGTCGGCTCCCACACTAAGCGTGTCTGTGCCAAAGTAAATGGTACTGCTGGAGATATACAGGTTTCGCCATGGGTTATCGGAGCTTCCGAGATCGTAGGTATCGCCAGTAACGGGCACAATGGCACCATCAACATCAACGGCGCCACTCAACAACGTGGTTCCCTCGACCGACATCGTATGGGCCGGAGTAGCAGAAGAGCCTATTTGAACACTGCTGGTGGTGTACGCCTTGGTTGCGTTAATCTCTGTGAAAATCCCGCCACCGGTGCCTCCACCGCCGGCGGAGATCCCTGTCAAGTTGCTGCCGTCTCCATAAAACGAAGAGGCCGATATATTGATGCTGGCAGTTAGGTTGCCGACAATTGACAAAGTGGTACCGTCAAAGGTCAGTTCTGTGTCACATCGTAAGTTATTTGCATTCCCGTTATTGTTGATAACAAGACTATTTGCATTGGGGGTGGCCACGCGTGGTACATTAATAATGTCGGCGCCATCGGAGTAGCTAAGATTACCCGATACAATAGAATTAGTAAGGACATCGATCCTTGTAATCAAGTTATCCGGGAGATATACTGTTCCAGATAGGTTATTGTATGCCATTCACGGTTCCCTCTTTCTATAATTAGAAGACGAACCAGTTACTACCATTTGAATACAAACTAATTGCCGGCATGTCGCCGCTCAAGACATAGGAAATCTCACCGTCAATAGTTTCAGTGCCACTGCCACCGACGGATCCATACAGGGTAATGTCGCCCGTTCTCGAAGTCACCTGATCTTTAATGACATAGACTGCGCCGGCTTGTGCAACGGAAGCGCTATGAATCCTGATTTCCACATCACCAGTCTGCGTCACACCATAAATATAGCTCGCATTAGAAGAGGTGATGCCCGTCGCAGTGACCGCGGTATACATTCCGCGGACTCCGGTGGAATACGCCTGATCATTATTAGAGTCGACTGTGAAGGTGGGACTGAGGCCCACTTTTCCGACATATAAACTTCCAGTACGGGCATGTACATCACCATTGCTATCGCCAAAATAGGTGGAGCCGGTGGAGCCGATCTCCGCGATGTCCTTAATGTGATAATGGCTAGCCGAGATGGTACCGGAGACAACCAAAGTTCCAGTCAAAACCAGAGTATTGGCTGTAAAGTCACCTGAGTTCACAGACGAGCTATGATACATAAAGTTGATAGTGCCGCTGGTATTACCAGCGCCGCTCATAAACTGAACCGATCCAGTCGGTCCGTAGGCGCCTCCATCGTTACTTCCGGAATCGCCGCAATCTATATATGCCCAGCCAAACTTTGCCATGGGCTTATCCTACCCCTGACGAACCTGACCAGCTTGGACCGTAAGAACCGCTAGCTCTAACTCTGTCAATCGAGGTTAGGCCTGCCGCAACATCGCAGTTAGATGAGCCCTTTAACCAGATCTCTCCCACCTTCACTTCGAGACGTGCAGATGATCCGGATTGGACCGTATAATACATGTCGGTATCAACACCATTTTTGGAGTATCCCACTTTCAGCGCTTTATCTACATTGTTTTGTACAACGATCCATCTCGTAAGAGTTGGAAATAGTACTTTCTCTGCCGCGGCGCTGCAATCTATGCCGCCCGATGCGAATGGTCGACCGCTTACTTGGTATGACGCAACGTTGTTAATCCCAACATTCATGATCCAAGACGTTTCAAAATCTGTTGCCATTTAAAAAACCTCCGATTTTACTGTTTCAATATAAATAGTCATCTTTTTCTTCTATTACGCCTTTCTTCTGCTCTTATTTTTTTTTGTTTTTCACGCTCTTCGCGGCGAATAGCTCTTTTCTGTTTTTCTTTTTTTGCTACCGAAGGCTTTGTATAACGCTGTTTGTCCTTAAATTTCTCTATTATTTTCTCTTTTTTACACTTCTTAATAAACCGACGGATCATTCTCTCAGTATTGTTTCCGCACTGTCTTGAATGTACACACACGTGTGCTGCTTTTTTTGTTCGTTGTGCCAATCTATACCTACTTAATTGCGTTCCAAATTTTAGATGCATTGCCCACCAGGGAGCCAATATCTACGCCGGCATCCTGGGGACTTCCCAGGTCAACTGAGCCGGCCGCGGCAGGGCTAGTCTCTTGTTGGGTCATTGGCGCCGTGTTTTCGAAAAGATCGACCCCGTTATATGCATTTTTTCCAATGGAATCCATAAGTTTTCGCTTATGTTCTATGATCTTGCCACGTGAAGCCTTCGCCTGTTGTCGTCGCAGAGATTCGTCAGGAGTACTGGGTGCGACTCTAGATTCTACTAACGGTGCACCTTGCAGGCCGCGGCTAACTTCGGATACGACAGTCGCCAACATCCCCTCTTCAATTAGAATTTCATTGATACATTCTTTGACGAGCGGCTTGATGGCTTTTTTTAATTCTGATTTATTCATAATTCTCTTATATTTTAATCTTCACTAAGGACTTCATTTAATAATCTATTGATACGATCGCCTTTGGTGAAGACGTTTGGATCGCTCAAATTCTTGGACTCTTTCATCATATAGGCCCCGGGCGTGGAAGGCTCAGAAACAAAATCAAAACAAATCAATTGAAAATCGTCCTCTACGATAGTTTGGCCGGCGCTTTCAGTGACCGACCCCATGCCTCGGGATGAGATGCCCAGCTTAACACCGGACTCCACTAACGAACGCAAAATGCCGCCTGATGGGGTGTCCAATACTTGCACCTTCCCCATCACGTCCTTTCCTTCAGTCCACACCTCTGTGACCATGTGGGACGCATTCCTAAGATTGATGACTGAATCATCTGGGTGATCGAGTTCGCCGAGGGCGCGGCGTTCTTTAACGAGCTTCTTATAGTTTTCCACCTCGCGCATCAAAACGCGGGAAGGATAAATGCGACCATTCCCATTTTGAGTGTCTGCCTTTTGCATAATGCCCGAGAGTATCATTCCTCCCTCGGCAACGAAGCGCTTCTCGGCCTCCGTTAAAAGATCCTGGCAAACGCCGCCTTCGCATAATTCGTAATATTCTCTTAATAAAACTTTACCCACAGCTAACTCCCCTTACAGCAATGTCGGACTGGTTGTAGCATCCACTTTTTTGTCCAAATATTTGTGTTCATGTTTGATTCCTTCATCTCCAAAAATCATGTTAAATATGTATGACGTTCCTGACGATAAACACCCTAGCAATAGGAAATTTACAGCACTCACGTCAAAGTTAAATAGTTGCGTAAACGGAGAAAGTAGCATTAAAAGCCACCCTACATGAAATCCCATGCACATGGGGCAGTGAAATACCTTCCCATAGCCACCGGCCGCTTCTGCAGAAGGGCGGTACCGCTTCATGAAGGGCATCTCGCTATAAACTAAAATCTGTGTAAGGCCATAGGCACATAATATAAAAGCCAATAATTCCATCTAATCCTCAAATAGTATACAAGTAATTTAGAGAATACGGATCCCTAATATAGCCGGGTCTGATTGAACCCTTCTGGGTTGCTTGAGGTACTTCTCCTAGTTCCGTGGAGTCCGCTTTATCTGGGTGTACCAATTCATCGTCCGTCATGGATACTATTGCTTCGGTCTGTTCAAAGTATGGGCGCTCTTCTTCTATAAACCCGCACACATTGATTAGTGTGAGCTTTGGGGCGCTAATATCCTCAGAAAGAGGAGTCTCTAATGTCGCCTCAAAAGATCCAAAAAAGGAGCCGGCTTGAATAGATTCAGGAATTACAATCCCCTTCTTACACAGATGACTAAATAATCTATTTTGGGCACCATATACCAAATCGTTCATTACTTCTTTCGGAAAAATTACAATCTTATTCTTTGCGGATGATATCACAATATCAATATCCCCATGATCAAAAACCATTACATCGCCAGAAAGACTCTTGCGTGCATCAATCTCTAAACGAACCTTCTTTTCGTTCACGCCTTTCCCTATTTTAATTACAACTGCCATCTTCGAAAATATCCTTTACAATTTGTTGGGTTTTAAGTATCGTGGTGAGAACCTCTTCGTCAATGGCGCTCTCTCTATAAGAATCAAGCTTCTCTATGAGCTTCTGTGTCTTCGTCGTCATATCGCTATCCTCCGAAATGATTTCGATCGACAGTGCTTTTTGCAGACGAGATCTCATACGAGCAATTTCTTCATTTAAAAACACCTTTAGTTCTAAAGCATTATCAGTAAAAGAATTTATATAGTATGACAAAAGGGTTCTTTGTTCTTCTAGTAAATTACTATCATATTTTTTATTAAATTTCTTTACAAAGGAATTATAAACAAGCTTGTCAATATCATCCGGAGCATCTGATGAGCCGGGGGTGCTTCCCATCTGGGCCACTACTAATGACTCTAAGATAACTTTGTTTTTGGGACTTGTTCTGTCCGAGAAGATCTGGTCAATCGTTGCCAGAGTTTTATAATTTGGAATATAATTATTAAAAACGTTTGCGGAAATTGTCTGGTTGATATCTTTTATAAGATCACTTTGGCTTTCAAACAATTCTTTTTCGTTGAGCCGGCTCTTTTGATCTTTCGCTTCTTTTAGAATTTTTTCAGATGTCAGTCTGTCTAATTGTCTGGCCTCGTAAAGAGAACGATAACATTCCAAATCATGACGCAATATGGATTCCGATCCAAAGTGCTTTTTAATAAGCGCAACAATCTTATCTTTAGTCTCGTGCTTCTCGCGCAGAACCGCTATGGTACTTTCACGTAAAAGGGCCTCATAAACAAAGGCCGTGTTTCTCTTTTTATTGTGTTTTACTTTCATCTTTTTGCTCCCTACTGGTTTCGTCTCTCTTTTTTAACTCTTGCAAAAGATCACGAACTGAGTCATTAATCACGAACAGTTTGTTTTCTTCTTTCTGTTCTTTCAGTTTATAAATAGAAGTATCCTCTTCATAAATACCTGTTGCGGCTCCATCCATTTTAGTTAGACCTCTCAAATCGCCATACCCGGGCATGATGTTTCTAATAGCGCTGCTGCTTTTTTCTTTAGAATGTTTGGACGCATACGAACGACTTCGGGCGCCGGCTGATCTCTTGTCTGATTTAACTGGTGTATACACTTTCCCTTTTGCGCCGGGCGTGAGGCGCGGTGCGTTCCGGGATCCGGGGGGCACTGCCAACAAAGGAGATTCTTCGCCTGCCGGTTCTTCAGCGCCGGCGTCTCCCGCGGGCATCTCTTCGGGGCCCCCAAGATCGCCGCCAAGATCACCGCCAAGATCACCGCCTAAGTCTCCACCAAGATCGCCGCCTAGTGCGCCACCGGTTTCGGCTGCTGCGGCGCCTTCGGCTACTTGTTGTAGGGCCGCGTCTTGTTTGCGGTCATAGAACATTTCCCGTTGATTGCGAATGAAATCCTCGTGAGACATTCCAAAAATTTTCTCAGTAACCCATCGGCGCGAGAAGAACCCTTCGGTTGCGGAAGCTGCAATATCAAATTTCTGTTTCCAGTGTTCAATCTCTTGAAGCTCCGAGATCTTAGACGGATTATTAAGAGAAAGTTCGAAAGCTAATAAGTCGTCGCCCCTAAAGCCCAAAGTGTAGAGGTGGATAATTCCAATCTTCGTCAGTTCTGCAATGATTACGCGCTGCAATCTTTGGATTGTGCGCGAAAAACGAATATCTTTTTGTGCCAACGTGGTTTTATCTTCTTCGGCCCCTTCACCCATGGTCAAATATGATTGGGGAATTTTAAGTGCCGAGAAGAGTTTGTCTCTCAGATATTTAACATCATCGATTGCCGTGATGTTCTGGGCACCAGGGAGAGAAGTAATATCGGTAACAGAGCCCGGGCGAATCGGAATGAAGTAATCTTCTTCGATGCTCATCGGATTATAGCGCAAATCGACGCGACCAGAATCAGCATCAACTACGGAGTGGCGCTTAAGCTGGGTAACAATCTTTTGCATATATTGTTCTACTTCTTGAGGGGGTATCGCCCCAACGTCAATTTTAAATACGCGGCGCTCAGAAGAGCGGATAACTCGATAAGCCATCATCGCATCCTCCATCAACGTAAGCTGCCTCCAAATACGGCGTGCTGGCTCCAAAATTGAAGTTCCGTAGGGTGCATATTTATCATTACCCAAAATGCGAAAATGGGCCATTTGCCAGTTCTCGAAAGTCATGCCGGCAGAGTTCCACTGGTATTGGACGTAGTTGGGGTTCGTGGAGTCTTCTCCCTCGAGCCTTTCAACCTCAGCGGGAGGCAACGCGATAACCGACTGAACTCCATATTTTTCATCAATGTCTAGATACAGGAAAAAGTCTCCGTATTTACACATTGTGCGGGCCCAGCCAAATAAATTATATTCAAGGTTTAAAATATTAGAATACAGGATAGCGAGAACGGCGGTGATTTCTTCATTCGGGCACTTAATGTTAAGCATGGGCCGCAAATCAGAATAGGTTGTCATTTCATCCGCATAGATGTCCATCGTTGATGCTATTTCGGGCATGTATTCCATTTGGTCAAAATCTACATAACGTTCTGATCTACGTTGATTTTGAATAGCATTCGACGCAATCGTATCTAAGGGATTATATAGAGACTTTTTAAACTGTTGACCTGATGCTGTTTTAAATCGAGAGGAAAACTTGTCTAAATGTTGTCTACGTATCCGGCGGCCGCTTTGCGAACGATAATTGATTATGGGCCCTGAAAATAGGCGCGTCAATGCTTTAAATAAGCTAGCTTGTTTGTTTTTTGGATTATTATCTACTGGCATTTACTTTCTCACTTTATTATCCATTTATATTGATCATATAAATTTTTTGCTTCATTCATTTTATCAAAGATATTATCTTTTTTATAGCCTTGTTGTCCTTTAATCTGAGTATTCATGGTTGTTTGAGCGGTATAGATGGCATCCACAAACGCTTTTTGGTAATTTAGGTCCCGAGCATTGGCTTGTAATGCGGTATCTCTTACCCAACACGCAATTGCTAGTGCCATAACTAAATCATCGTGATACCCCTTCATTGCCTGTGGCTTTCCATTCTTCCAAATAAAAGTCTTCATCTCGTTAACTGTGCGAGATGAATATACTTTAATTAGTTTATTCCTGATAAACTCCTCTAATTTAGCTATAATGAGGGGGCGCGTCTTCATGGTGGTGGTAAAGCCGGGAACAGCCGATGAAATCGCTTCTGCTTGGTATTGTTCAATATACTCATGTGTAGATTTAATTGAATGATATAAATTAGGATATGCATATTCAATCAATTTATTTAGAACGGAGTAGCCAATATTGTTGTTTTCAACCACTAGCATACAATTGCCAAATTCTCTCCCTACTTGATTGAGCATATTCGCATACATATCTATGGTTGGCCTTCCTTGGTATTCTCCAATGAGTTCTAAGGTTTCTAATTTTACTATGTGAAAAGTAGAGTAATCTGCTCCATCGCCGCGGGCGACGTCGGCTACCAATAAATAATTGCAGGTAGGATCAAACTCCTCCCAGATCCAAAAATTACGATCAAAGCCAGTTCTATGTTGAGGCTCTTTTACTGTTGATAATAGCCATTCCATGCATGCCGGATCGATCACCGTCTCTCCAGAGGTATTGAAGTTACATTGTAACTCCTGAGCGATCTGTCTTTTCGACATATTCCTGGTCTCTTTCTTATACCACTCTTCGTCTCGATCGGGGTGTACTTGCCACGGAAGAGTGGTGAGGTAGAAGTTGTTGGATTGGCCCTCGGCACCCATGCATGTTTTATGAAACCAGTTCCCTACCCCGTTGGGAGTTGAGAGCGCAATGCATCGACCACCTGTCGATAGTGTGGGATATAGGCCCGTCCATAATTCTTCAAGATTTTCAATATGTGCAGCTTCGTCAAGGACAAGTAGAGAGAGAGCCTCCGACCGACCAGCATCGCCAGAAGTCGAAGCAGCCTTAATAGAGGAGCCATTGGAAAGCTCGAACGAAGTACGGTTGTCCACCGTGATAGTAGCGATCTTAAGCCACTCTGGGACATTCCGCATAATATTCTTAACTTTCTTGACTAGGTTTCCAGCCGTGGCGAACTTGGTGGCCATAACCAAGATGGCTTTGTCGCGATGAAAAAGCATCATCCACACAATGTAGCCGGCGGTTATAGTGGATATGCCTAACTGGCGTGCCTTTAAGATTACATTAAATCTATAGTCGTTGAAGTCGCGAAGAAGATCATCTTGAAAATCATAAGTATTAAATAAAATCAACCCATGAAGAGGGTGTGAGATGCGTGCATAATTATTGAGAAAATAAGATGGATCTTTTCCGCATTTCAATATCTCTTGTACTCTTTGGGTTTTGTCTAGTTGGAAGGTCATACATTTATTCGCGATAATCCTCCGGATGTTCTGTGGTATCCATGAGAGTTTCTAAATCAGAAATAATACGTCTAGCCATATCTTGTGCGACTTCATCTTCGAGAGTATCGAAAACATCTTGAAGCTGGTGGTATGCTGACTCCATTTTCTGTACCGAGGTGCGCTCTTCTGCTCCGGCGGCAATCGCATCATACATCTCTCCTTCTCCACCCATATCATGATAATGGCCCTCGTTTAATACTTCACGGACAAGCTCTATCAGAGCCTCGAGTTGAAAGCCCGCCGTAGGGCGGCCTTCGGCGCCGGGGGAATAAAGCGTCTCCTCCCCGGGGTAGTCTTCGTCGCCCGGGCGTGATAGTTCGACACCAGGAATCTTTTCAAAAACTGCTTGAAATAGTTCAGCCACTGCTTCGGGATCCATACCCTGGATTAAAGTCGATAGTTGGTCTTCGACGTCGGGGCCGGAGTCATTTTGGTGCCCCTGATATTCGCTCTCCGGAGCATCGTCACTTGGGATATCCATTGGATAAGTCTCACTCGAAGTCACATCTGACTGATCCGGTGCCGGAGGTACCTCGGGCGGATCTGGAACATCCTGCTCGTCATCGTCCATCCAATCAGGCTTAGGTCCGCCTTTAATGTGGGTTAGCAAATCGTCAACTTGAGATTCGTCGATGCCCATGTCACGGGCATACTCTTCTACAATAATACGATAAAGTTCATGACGGCTAACTTTCATATTTACTTCTTCCTAGTATCATTTTTAGGTCGCTTGCCACCGGTACCGTTCCAGCCGCCTTGCTCAAGAAAAGTCTTCCAGCCTCGTTCTACGCCGGGACTGGGAGAGCCCGTATCATTGTTCATTTCTTCCGCTAAGCCCCCCACCTTATAGTGTTTCTTGGCTTGCACCCAAGTTCTGACTCGGGACGAATTTTGTACCATGACATCAATCTCCCCTTCTTCAGTTAGGGTGACGGAATCTCCTGTTATTTTTTTGTACTCTTTCTTCAGCCAACCTGCAATATCGGTGAGCCTCTGATCCATTTCCCCTTCAAACCCAGAGGCGTAAACCTCTTTGAGTTGAATTTCAGATTGATAGGAAAGACACATCATATCGCCGTAAAACTTGACATTGAAGCCATCCATTACGCGCTGATCGATGAGAGCGTTTCCTTCTTCTCTCCGTAGAATACCATTGTCAGCCGGCTCGTAGTCTTCTCCGAGCGCGCCGTCGTAAGCATTTGCGGCTGCTTGCGCTAGCCCTTGTATGATTTCATAAACTGTTGCCATTATTCGGTCTCCATCCTTTTAACCATCTTTCTTCTCGGCCTTCCACGTATTGAAGGTGGCACTTACTGCAACAATCAAATTTGGTAAGGCAGACATCATCCATCGATTTCTTTGGAAAACTTCCGCAGACTGAACAACTCCTTAAAGATTCTCTATTAAGTAGTTTTTTTGAAACCTTTATACCATTTATGTCGACTTTTTCCTGCCACTCTTCATTTTTCTTTGTTTTTCGATATAACTCTTTCATCTGTTTCAAATATTCTCTTTCTTTGGTCTCGTCCCAGTCTGCATTTGGGTTGGCTATTGTAGCTTCTCCATACTTTTCAGCAATCGCTTTCTCTACTGCTGCGATGTGATTTAGGTCTTTATCTTTCATTTTCATTGAACGCTTTGTACGCACCATATGACGCGGCAGAACCGGCAACAAGGCCGCCGGCAAACCATAACCATTTATTGCGTGGTGATGTTTTCTTTAGAGTTTTAACAAGCGACTGAATCTCTTTGTCCTTTTGCATTATAAACAAATCGTACTCATCTGTTAAGGCCTTATGTTCGATCTTGAGTGAATTTAATTCGTAACGATGTAGTTCTGATTGTTTGCTTAATTCATATTGAACAACGCTGTCGCATGCATATTGAAACCTATCGTAGCCTGACAACACTTGGCCGATGGCCTGTTTGTTGAGAAGAACGCCCTCAAACGGGGCCGGCTGATTTTGTCCTAGAATGGTAAACTGTGCATCTTCTGCGTGTGCCGGAGTGGAGAATGCTATTAATACACTAAGGAGCCACATATTCAATTCCAAGGGTTGTCTCTATATCTTTAATTAGTCCCTCTTTGTCTTCACTGAATTTTCTTGTGTATTCTTTGGTTTTTTTGGCGCGCTCTTTTTCTAGCTCAGCTAACGTATTTTCATAATCTTCTTCGATGTTCGCCATTGATTCCAAAAAGCTTTCCATCAGTAACTGTTTCTCTTCTATCTCTCTTTTATGAATCTCCTTAAGGCCTTGTATTTGTGCCTCATTTGATTCAACCATAGTAGTGTAAGCAGACTCCATCAGGTGATAATCATATCGTGTTTTCAGCACGACGACAGCTGCCAATAATATGATAGCTATTATTTTCCAATGCTTGAGGGCGAATTCTAATATTTTCCCTTTAAGCATTGTGCCCCCGCAATCTAGCGATGCCGTCAATAATTGTTTGACCACCAATATAGATTGCTGAAATAATCACCCAGTCTTCACTGGTGACGTGTCCTGTGAATGTGAGTCCCGTTGCTGTTGCCCACACCATTAATTTGCGAGACGTTAGTTTTGATAACCACGTATCTACAAATGCTTTCGTTGTTGCCATCATTTTTCCTCCACATTTGATTTGCACATCTCTTCTGCTTCTGCTGCCGACAGGCTTTGGGCGCGGTCCGATGCTGATTTGTCTTTCTGGGCGCATGCCCAGCGACGTTGCTTTTCTGAGGATACCTCATCCATCGTGTTGTCAGTCTTGTCGGGCGCAGGGGCCGGTGTCTTCTTGGTGGGGCGCGCTGCGCGACCAACACCAGACTGGGCGCCGGAAATTGATTGAGGATCCGTACCCAAAACGGCGGCCGATAAAAAGTCTACGCTAATATCTAAATCTTCCATCTTCGATGATAGTTCTTGTATAGCGCTCGTAAGAGCAACATCGCTCCACGATTCTTTGGAGAGTTTTTCTATAGCCGCTACGATGCGATCGTCATTTTCAATCTCTTCTTTAATGATCTGTTTAAGTTGTGAGTTGGTGATCTTCATTTTCGTTGCCCCTTGGCACGGAAGCGGCGCGATTTAGGAGTTTTACTGAGCGGATCAATTGCCGGGGTACTTATCTTTAGTGGCTGTTTTTCCCACTCTTCGTGGCTTTCGTCAGGATGTGTTTGGTCGCAACTTTCACTAGGGTGCTGTTCCTTTTCTCGTAAGGGACCCTCATCTTCCGCGGCTGTATCTATTTTTGGCACCATCTCCATCACAGTTTGCAAATCTGGAATAGCTATGTTTTTGACAAATACCCCACTTGTTTTTTCGTCCAATCCTAAATTCATAAAGAATCCCATGGCGCGTGATTGAACTTGCGAGTCTAATTCGTCTTCCGGGCTTTCTTGGGGTGCTCGGCCGAGGGCGCCTAGACCTCCTGAAAAACCACCCATGTTGCTCACCTGGCCGTCGCCTTCAATTATAGAGCCAATTTCTTCTTTGATGATCTGTTTAAGTTGTGATTTTGTGATTTTCATAGCGCATCGTTGTCCTTTAGTGCCTGATGTAGCGCTTGTATAACCCCACTATTAAGGTGGGTAAATTGGGGGGGATCTCTCGCGGCATCGTGAAACGCCTCTTCTAACATCGTGGCCAGCTTTCTTTTGATCTGGTAAATCCTCATGCTGCCGTAGCCCGGGATCATAACCTCAACATCTTCCGGAGGTGTCACGTTGCCCGGTCGTTCCCAAGCGGGAAGGCGCGCTTCTGCAATCTCTTCTTTGATGATCTGTTTAAGTTGGGATTTGGTGACTTTCATTGATTAACCTCTGTTGTGAATCTTTCGCCACTCTTTATCAGAGAAGTCGGAACGGTCGCGGGTGCGGCCGCTTTTGTCGGCGGCTTTGTTCAGATTGGCATGTTTGGACATGCTCAGCTCTGCGGCGATCATCAGTGCTACACCTGCCAAAATAGGGCCGCCGACTAGTCCCATGGCTAGCATCGCAGGGGTCATAGCTGCCGCCATGCCAATAGTGGCAAGGGCACCGGGCGTCATAGCAGCTGCGAATGCGGCAACACTCACGGTGCCGGCCGCGGCTGAGCCAATTCCCTGTAGATCTGCTCTTTTTTTGTATGCGCCGCCGATCGGATCTCCTGCATATGGATCTTCCTCCTCTTGCATGGATCCCCCCTGTGATAGCGCCTGTTGTACCGCTGCTTGCACTTTTGGATCTTGTGCGGCTTGTTTGACTGCATCCATAATTTCAGGGCTCTGCTTGAGCTTGGGCACGATCTCTTCTGCCTTTGCGACGTCAGTGTCGGTTATACCCTTGGATGAGCCACCCATCTCTTCGATCATGGTCTTTGCATCTCTATACGTCGTCTCGTGTAAAAAATACCGAGGGTCAATTCTCTTCTTGTTTTTTCTTATAGCCATTGTGTTATTCCTTATATATAAATGATTAAAATTGTTTGTGCGGCAAATCTTTTTTGCCATGAATATTTTCATAGATGTCCTGCTGACCGCGCATGCTTCGCAGAAATCCAGCTGCCATCTCGTTCTTAAGTCTGTCTCTGATTGGTTTCGGTATGTTGTTGTCTAGGCCATATTTGATCGCCATGTGTAGTTTTACGCCTTGGTCGCGAAGCACTTTTCGTGGTTCATCGTAATTGTCGAAGCCGTCTATATACATGTCAACCGGCATTCTCTGGTACGGGCCTCCCCGAGTAGAGCCGTGCACTATCTCATCCGAAAGTTTACTAACCTTCTTGATTATATGGCCGACTTGATTATTTACATATCTTAAGTTTTCGGAAGCCTCCGAGGAGCGACCTTCGCTCACTGGCTCTGTTTCTGTGTCTTTTACGTGTTTGGCATATTCTCTAGTGATATCAGCCAATTCCTTGAGGGCTGGCTGCTCTCGTATGGACAATCCATAAACAGTTGTGTTCTGAAAGTGCTCTGACTTCTTCTGCACCATAAGATTTGACAACTCAAACATTTGCTGCAGAGTGCGAGCAATCTCATTTAATTCATCTCGGCCGGCTCTGTGTTTAACTTTCTTGGCATCGTCGCTACGGCGAGTGTCCATGGCCGCAAGCCTTGCTTCAAGGTCCTCTAACGAACTTATCTCTTCTCGGATGATCTGTTTAAGTTGGGACTTGGTGATTTGCATTATTTTTCTTCTTTGATAATTTCTGTTTTCTCGTCCATAAAGTAACGAGGATCAATAAACTTCTTGTTTTTTCTAAATGCCATTATAATATTCCTTTTAATAACCTGCATCATATGGAGATTCGTGTGAACCATGTATATCTTGGCCTATTTCGTCTGCTAGATCTTGATACATCTCTTCTGTGTCATTATACACCGTAGTTTCTCCATTTTGGTGTGTTACCAAAATAGCCGGCTTTCCATCGCTGGCGATCTCAACGGATGCTTCGACATTAAACTTGTCAGCCAAGTCTTGTACCTCCTCACGCATAAGATCTTCGGGGCTCATATAATCTTCGCCAGTATCAACATCAGCAACAGCACGACCGGGTTCATATGCTGCTTCGTTTAGAAATTTGTTCCAATTTTCAAATAGCTGTTTCATAGGTTTTCCCAAATATTTCTCTACCGACCACTCCATAGTCGCCCGGGCCGTATTGTACTAAATAGTCTCCCGGCTCTCCTTGGAGCAAATCATTTGACCACGATACTTTAACTTGGAATGGTTCGCTCATTTCTTTGGCAAATACCGGTATGTTTTTCTTCGCCGCTGTCCCATCGCCAAGGTCGTCGTATGTTTGCGCGAACTTCTCGGCTGGAATCGGCCACTGCTCGCCTTCCGTGCCTGTCATAATAGCATCGCCGGCTTTTGCTCCCACTGAACCTTCCTTGGTTTCGATGGTTTCATCCGTCTCGGCGTATCTAAATTCTAATGGAATAGGTTTCTTGGCAGTTTGGAAGCCATCTTGGGACAAGTCAGGGTTGTCTTCTAACCCAACTGTCTCATTCAAGTATCTGTTCCAATTTTCAAATAGTTTGTTCATGTTGCTAATCCATTCATACTTAGTATTCTCCCATATCACTTCTGACATCGCTATCGATCCGTGCCAAATCGGCAATCTCTTGATGTAGCGGCATTACAGTTTCAAAACTACCGGGCTTCGCATGAAGCGCAGTCTCAATAAGATTCCAAGCCATGCTACCAACATCTTCTCCAAACACATCTATGACCGTCTGGCGGGATTGACCCATGGCCATTTCATATGATTGTTGATCGTCGGCGCGCTCTGGGCTTTTCTGAAGAAAGGTATCTTCAATTTCTTCTTTAATAATCTGTTTAAGTTGTGATTTGCTGATTTTCATTTCATTATTCCTTATGTTGCTAATCCATTCATGCTTAGTATCGCAATCAATCCGGGCACATTCTTTCGGACGTAAACGCCAGAGAAAAGTGTCTCGCATCGACCGCCGACATAAGCAATTGCCGACTCAATGTTCTTACTGACCTTTGGATCAGCCACCATCTCTTCCGACACAACCAGCACCAACGAACCTGCAGCTGCCTTACCTTTCGGTGGAGGACATGCAGAACGATTCATGCAGTTATGAAGGATCACCGATCCAAGCTTTCCAGTATTTGGATCCTTAATCATGGTTGAGCCTAAGAAGGCACGACCGTCATTGCCCAAGCATGTTTCCAGATCTTTACTATCGAAAGATTGGATCGGTGAATCCTCGGTGGAGAGTTTTAAAACTTGGGCGAACGACTTAGCAAATTGTGTGTTGGCGACAGGATACATGCCGAGCATGCCGATTCTGCCGCGAAGTAAGCGAGTGGCTCGTTCATTGTCGAGAATGATATGCGGGTGCCTGGCAACATCATTTGCCAGCGTCAACGCATTACGAGCGATTGTGGGGTTAAGGTTTTCTTGTGCTGTCGGCCATGAGACTATGTAAACGACCTTGCCACTCGACTGCACAGAGCGCATGTAACGCTCAAAGACAGGGTGCAGAGCGGTAACACTGCTACCGGTACCACCACCACCGCCAGCAAGGACGAATAACCAATCAACTTTACCGAGCTTGATACGCAGGGCATCTTCAATAATCGCACCATTTTGACTTAAAACCTCTTTTCCATATTCTACATTCTTTCCGATTCCGTCAGAATCGGGAATTAAAACGACGTGGTCCTCTTCAACATTCTTCGGAATATCCTTTCCGGTTGAGTTTACGAGTAGCGTTTTATTGAATCCAAGTTCAATGAACGCATTCGCCATTTTGTTGCCTCCACCGCCAACCCCGACAAAGCCGATATTGATCGAAGAAGGCGCAGTGTTCTCGGGGAGTAAATCTTCATCAGAGTATTCCATCTGTAATCCGAAATCCTCTACCATGCCGAAGTCTTCTGCTTCTACTGATTCGTGGTAGCTGTCTTTTTCCTGCGCGAACGCGGGAGGTGGTTCTGCGGGAGGCAGAAAATCAAATTCGTTTTTATCTTCGTTATTTTCTTTTTCGTCTGACATTGTTTATTCCTTATGTTTGGAGCGCTCGAGCGGAGATTTCTCGGTCATGAATTTATAGACAAACCATAGCGCGGTTCCGATCACAATTGGTGCGCCGGCGCCCACAAGGGCTGCTGCAGCATCGAAAAGAGCCGGGGAAGATGTGCCTAACGCTAATAAGATATCGTGTGCCGTTCCGACGGCTATGCCGGTACCAGTCGCTGCTCCGGCAACCTTGCTTGCCATTGGAAACTGACCAATGGCGCCACCGACCGTGGGCGCATCCATTATATCCTCGTATTTCCCCTCGTTCATTCCTGCTTGTTCCAATTGTTTTAAGAGTTTCATTACTTTTGGATCCGAGAATGCCTTTTCGGCTTCTTGTTGAAATTTGGGATTTTTTGACAGGGCCGCGGCAAGAGCCTGTGCTCCTGAATCTTGGGCCCCTTGTTCTTCGTTTAAAACGAGAGAGAGTTCTTCTTTGACAATCTGTTTGAGTTTTCTTTTAGTGATTTTCATTATTGATCTATTCCTTTATTTCATTGTTGTGGTGCCGGCGGTACCGAAGTTAGGCTTGAAGTTAAGTTTTCCAGAGGAAAAGGAATCATCAACAGAACTAAAGTCTGGGCCGCCTTTATCTGGATCAAACTGGGGCATTATTTCTCGTGGGGGTCCTTCGCTGGAGTATTTCTGTGCTAAGCCCGCACAGTTATCTGCGATCTTACCACACGCACCACGAACAATGCGTTCTTTTCTTTTTCCAAGCTTGCCGCCAGCAGAGGCTAATTCTTGTACCTGTTGGCTTGCATTCTGTCCATATTTAGAGTTCATTACCACAGCAATGACTCTGGGGTTCATGAAGGGTGCACCTGCATTCGGATCCATAACTTTGCCAATATTAGCTAAAAGCGCTTCTTCAACCTGCTCGCGGTCCATCGCGTTTGGTCCAATAATGCTTCGGCCCTCTTTCGCGCTAGCGGAGGGTAACTTTTTACCGGCGCCCAGATAGGCGGCGATTGATAGCTGGCTAACAAGGAGTGCTTTCCCCGGGTCCATCACTATAATGTTCGCTGGAATCTTGCAGTTTGGGTTGAACACTGTGGCGCCAGACCATCTGTGGTGGCCATCAATGATATAGTATTGGCCGCCATTTCCGGCTGCGAGAATCGGCGGTGCTCCGGAGACCCCATTGATGACTGATTGCAGGCCTTTGGCGTTTGAGCCATTGTATCCTACCGACTTGAACAAGTCGATAACACCCTGCGTGGGGATAAGTTGTGGCGCTGGGATCGCCTGCTTCTCTAAGACTTTGACTACCTCGTCACTGGGGTCGCCATCCATATCTCCGCGCTGTAAGAGCGCTCGTACGGCAGGACTCGTTCCTTCCGGAGTGTTTAACCTTTGAACGAGTTGCAGTAGAGGCTGCGAAAAGTTTCCCGAATCGGCGGCTGCTATCAATGGCGCAATCTGATCGGCTAGCCATTGCGCTGCTTGCTGGTCCATGTCACCTTGTTCGTTTAAAAACTTATTCCAATTTTCTATTATGCGCTTCATTATTAGCTATCCTCGTGTATTCTACTGCCTTAAGACAAAAATGTATTCAGCAAATTGTGCAACATTAAATGGCCGGCCAAGAAGATCGTCCGGTACCGGAACTCTAGTACCGCCGGTCAAAGTTGTGACCGGCTCTTCATCAACCAAAGATAGAGTCATCGTAATGGGAGTTTTCGTACCCGACGACATATCCATTCCGGTGACTCGCGCTTCTCTTTCTCCGCTTTGAACTAAGTTACTGAATTCATATAAATCTAATAGAGTGGTATTACGTGCTCTTTTTAAATCTTCAAAGGTTTTCTTTATCTCTTCCTTAATAATCTTCTTAAGGGTTGCCTTGGTTACTTTCATGGTACTCACTCCTATTGATTAACTCTAGCGTATCCTGATTTCTTTTCGATTACAATTTGCATGTCAACACAGTCTTTGAGCGAATCAAGGTGTGAGATAAGCAAAACGTTCTTAAAATATACTTTAATTAGTTCCAATATCCTAATAAAACCCTCCATATTTTCTTCGTCGAGCGCTGTGCCCGGCTCATCGAGGATAAATAAATCGCTCTTAGGTAGTGACGAGACACTCAAAAGAGCCAAACGAAGTGCCATGGCGCACAAAGTTTTTTCTGCGCCGGAAGCCATCTCAATGGGACGTGCTTCATGCCGAGGGTGCTTAATAAAAATATCAAATTTCTTTCCGGAATCCTCAAAAAAGATTTCAAAGTCTACAATATTCGCAAGAACTTTCGCTATCTCCTGATTGATAACTGGGAGTTTTCTCTTAATAATATCGTAAGCAATCCCCGAGGTGTGCATGCACCGCATATAAAGATCATAAGCTGAATATTCCTCTTGTAAGTCTACATATTCTTGCTTTTGTTCTCGGACGCTTTCTACTTTTTGTTCCATTGAACCAACTTCCTTATAGAGTTCAAGCGTTTGTTCTTGACAAAGCTCATGTTGGGCCTCTGCTTTTTCTAACTTAGCATTGCAGGCATCAAGTTCCGTTGTAAACTCTTCAAAGTTTTCAATAGCTTCCTTGTTTTCTTCGTACATCTTTCTTTTGTTTTCTAAATCTTTCAATTCATACCCCAAGCGTTCGATGGACGTCTGATTCTTTTCCATAGACAAATTAAAGTCAGCTATCTCGTTTGTCAGATTCGTTCTTCTGTCAACGATCTTTGTGTGCTTATCAATTTGCTCTGCCACAAAATCGGGCCGGAGACTCTGCATCTTTTTGTTAATTGTGTTAATGTTTGCTTCCGAGTGGCCACGTTTTTCTTCTACGTGTGGTAAGTTGGCCACTGCAACATTTGCATCTCGGATGAATTTACATTGAGGAAATTCAATTCCGCACGGAATACCTTCTAGAAGCGAAGCTTTGCGTTCGATGTCTTCCATTTCCTGGAGCAGACTGGCTAGCGCGCTTTCTTGCTCGCTCTTTTGGGATCCCAAACCGTCGATTAATTCCTGTTGCTCTACTAAAGTTTTAATATTTATTTTATTTAAATACTCTTCTATCTTTTCAGATAAGCCTCGCTTGACACTCAAATCAACAGCGTACTGTTTGTTCTCGCTTTCTAAAGACGCAATCTGGATCTGCTTCTTTCGGATCTCTCGCCTGGTATCAACAACATTAATTACTTCTTCGGGTATCGCTTCGATGCTGTTACGTAATTCTTCGCAAGTTGTTGCTATACAGTCAATCTCCAATTTTAAACTATCGCACTCCTGTTTGTGGGCGCTCAGTTCGCTCCTCTTGGCTCCTAGCTCTCCGGCGGCCTCTTCTATCTCTTCATCGTAATTGCGCGATTCCAGGCGCTTTAGCGCGCCCTTAAGGTCGGTGCTGTCGTCCTTGGACAGCTTGAACTTCTTCTCGAAGATCTCCAAGTCAAGAAACTTGGCAATGATTTCTTTTCGACGAGTTGAGCCTTCGTCGATAAAAGCCAGTGCACCATGCTGAGATGCCATAGAAGAAATGAGGAAGTCATCGGAGGCGCCAAAGTGTCGACGAATGTTGTTGTCCGTGTGAATTCGACTTAAACCATTGAGAGACGTGGTGTCGCCAGAGGCCTGATCATAAACTTCAAAGTTAAGATCTGTCTTGGCTTCCAGCGTCTCCTCCCCTTTCAACCGTTTGGTATATTTCTCTGCTGTTCTTTCGATAGTATAAGTTAAATGGCCAACGTCAATGGTTAGTTTTCCTCGGCACGATTCCTTATTCTGGTTAATAACATTGAGATTCTTACGCTCATTTTTCGAGGTTGTATTAAAAAGAGTCCACAGCACAGCATCAATAATGCTGCTCTTCCCAGAAAAGTTCTTCCCAAAGATTCCTGTAATCCCATTAAGTTCCTCAAAGCGTACATTGTTGTTTTCTCCGTAATTAAATAAGTTATCAAATTCAAGATTTCTCAATTTCCAATTAATGTTTCTTGAAATGTCATCATTGTCCTCAACTACTTTCTTGTACTTGCGGTTGAGTTCGTACACCCTTTCCATAGTAGAAGAGTCGACCTGAAAGTCTTTCAGATACTCATCCATCAACTCCTCTTGAATATTGATATCCCGCAGGTTTTCGGTTTTTAATGTGTCAGTAAGCTCAGTCACATCTCCACGTTGGCCGGCCGCACGATTCAAGAAGGTTACCACCTCCGGTTTAAATCGGTGCTTTGCAATATCAATTGCGCGCTTCATAATGTTAAGCGGCAGATTGTTGTGGCTTACGATTCGAAGGCGGGCGCCCTCTGGGACATTTGCACCCTTGGGCATCCGGCCTTTCGGTGTGAGTTCCAGCGTAATGAACGGCTTTGGATTCTTGAACACAATCGGCTCAACATCCCAATCATCCTTTGATTGAATATCCCAGATAAGAATACCCTTGTCGTTTGTTTCTCCGTGGTTTTGCTGTACAGTGCTACCGGCATACCAAATGCGGCCGGCCTTATCAAGAATCTGACGGCGATGGATATCGCCAAGCATAGCAAAATCAAATCCATCAAAAATCTCCATCGTATCTTCGCCATTCAACATAACCCATCCAACATCTGTCTTGCAATTGCTGATGGATCCATGGTAAAGAGCGATGTTAATCTTGTCTGGGTTGGTCGGTTTAATCCAACTATCACGATCAAAGACCGATAAGACATTTAAACACACTTCATCGTTGATATTTGTTTCTCCGGACTCTTTCAACAAATGAAGGTTCGGATGTTTAAGTGCATTAAAAATTGGTGTCAAGGCATCTTGACGGCTACTGTTCTTTAAGTTTCCGTCATGATTGCCTAAAATAGCATACGTTGGGGCTATGTTCGCAAGGTTCTCAAAGAACTGCGAGCACATATCCACGTACTCTGGAGATATTTGCGTTTTTGTATGAGCAATATCTCCACAATGAACGATGTAATCGACTTTCTCTTCTTGCAGCTTCTTATATAGCTGTTCGAAAATTACTCGATACTCGTAATGATATTTTAAATTTTTAATGTGAGTGTCGCTAATATGGGCAAACTTCACATATCCTCCGGTTAGTTAATATAGGGTGCACCAAAACATGCATGCATGATTATTGGTAAGACGAATATGCCAAAACACATACCAATCTCAAAACATACGACCTTGACGAACGTGTCCACAATAAAATACATTTTTGCCCTCATGTATTAATATAGCACGTCTCTATTGACTATGCAAGCACTTTCTTTCGATTTTTATAGTTTTTCCAAGTGACGCGGCTTTCTTTCCAAGTAAACCCCTTGTTAGGGGTCATGTCTACACTGTGTTGGGTTGTTGTTTGGGCGTCCGCTTCTCGTTCCGGATTGCCCATATCAAACATCTCTTGTTCATCCGCACTCAAGAATTGATTAAAGAATGCCCAATTATAATAATCTTTAACTGTCATTCCGTTTTCTGGCAGCACATAGTTTGGATCTAATTCGCCCGGGTGAAGCATTAGTATTCTTGATTCAAGACCACTAGCTGCCATTCTTTTAATGTGGGGGTATTTTCGTTGGCCGGCCTGTGGGTGTCCCTTGGGATACTCACCAAAAAGTTCGGCGGACGCGTCTATCATCTGAGATTCTGAAAAATCAGAGAAAAACGTTTGCAAATTTTTAATTGGATCTCCGATGCCCTCGGACTGCTCCCCAGTCATATTCGGTATCTTATCAAGATCCGGAATTCCATAGCGAGGGGTGCCGTTCTTTTTATCATGGTGCACCTGTTGAATGACTGAATAACTTGCCGGGAGCACTGATGTCCCCCCCATTCCTTCTTCTCCCGGAAGCTGCATCATTGATTCGCCTCCAACACCCCATCGAAAGGCGGCTGGGTTGTTCATGTAAGTTTCAAGTTCTATTTTTTTCTGAGCTAGAGACTGGCGGTCCGCTTCTCGCTCGGCCGCCCACTCAGCGTTATCTGCCGACTTGGCGTCAGAATACTGATCCGTAGTGTATTTAAGGCCACCCAGACCTGTACCGAGGCCCAAGGCTCCGAGGGCCGCGTTGCGCAACTTCTTTTTTCGTGCTCTCCATTTTGCAGCATTCCAGTCGGCCTTTTCATCTTCGGAGATTAACGCCTCAATTTCTTGATCGATATAGTATTCAACTATGCGGCGGGGCGCCTCTTCTAAAATAATCTGTCGAAGTCTATGTTCTGAGATCTGCATTATACCTTGCCTTGCCAGCCAGTACCGCCTTTCTTTTTCTTCTTCTTAGCTGCTTTCTTAAAACGTTTCGCTAACGCCTTGCGTGCAGGGGTGCACGTCTTCTTTGTCATCGGAGTACAGTCTCCCTCGTGATCTGGATTAACCGCCTTCTGGATCCAGTCCTTATCTTCTTCAAGATCTTCTTCCGCCAAAGGGGCCTCTAAGGCTCTCTCGTATGGATCTACTTCGTCTTCTTTAGATTTTTCGCTTAAAACAGCCGCAATCTCTTCTTTAATAATCTGCTTAAGATATTTTTTTGTGAACTTCACGTGTGGGGCCCTTAGACTGCTGATAACAAATTCAACAGTAAATAGTTATCTCTATCGATAAAGGAAGCGTTATTCTTTCTTTCCTCGAAGGTCTCTTTGGACATCGAACCTATGTCTTCGTACCCCGAAACATCGATCTTGTAAAGTTCAATATCATATTCCAGCAACATCTTAATAATGCGCCTTTCTTTGGCGGCAGCGTCGGGGTCGAGTGCGATATAGATCGGGGTGTCGTTGTATACAATCTTTCGTAATAAATCGGATCCCGGGCGCAAGGTTGAACCCAGGATTGGTACCGCATTTCCGCAGACAATGGCATCAAATACTCCTTCTACTAATGTTAAGTCTTCGTTCCAGTTAATAAATAGCTCATTAAACACTACATCCTTGGACGCTGATGGGTTTTTATACTTATAGGAGTCCCCTGTATAGGATCTGGCGATAAAGTAGCTACAATCGCCATCCTCGTCGAAAGAAGGAACTATAATTCTATTCCTATACTCTCCACTAAAGCAATATCCAATCTTCCACTTTAAAATATCTGATCTGGTGAGGCCTCTTTTCTCCAGATATTTTAAGGCATAGGCGCCTGTTGCTGGGATGTTTTCTGCGCAGAGGCTTCGGAATTCCTCTGGGAGTTCCACTTTTGTTTTGCTTCTTTCACTGCTTCGTTCCACAAAGAGGTCAGCAAATCTTTCAAGATCTGTCCTGTCCGATATTGAGTCCCATTTCTGTAGTTGGATAAACGAACCAAAACGTCTAATAAGGCGCCTAATATTACGACCCCGATAATCACAAACCCAACAATGAAAAGCATTTTTATCCAAATTAATAGCGAGCTTATACTTGTAGTGATCGCATTCAGGGCATTTGAAATAATGCTCGTTCTTGCTGGTTTGGCGGTGGTCTCCAATAACTTCATGTAAGACCTTTAAGGCTTCTTTCTTGTTCATAGACCCTCATAAGCATCATAACACTATATGAGTCAGGAGTCAATATCTTTTTCTTTTTCAATCGCGAAGCCGGCTTTGGCAATTATAATTGCGTCGGCGCGATCATAGGTCTCGGGCTTTGGGTTTCCGTAGGTCGTATACTCTATTTTAAATGCTGGCTCAGTTTTTATTAAATGTTCTAATACGACTTGCTTCGCTTTAGTGCCCCGGGGTACCTTAATCCCTGCACGCTTTCGGGCCGAAGATGCTGAAATATACTGAGGCTCTATCTCAAAAAGCTCGTATACAAGCCATGAAACCACCCCATTAAACGTCATTAAAGATGACAATGTTTTTGCGGATGACTTGCCTTTCATGAACATATGTAGCGGTTGTTCGATATAAATATGCTGGATGGGGTGTGGCGAATTTCCCCAGCCAGAATTTTCCTGATCAAGTTGATAATTTTCAAAAAAATCAGCGATATACTCTCGAATAGCCTCGGCTTTTGCAAAAATGCCCTTGTGCTTGCGCAAGTCAACCGAACTGTAATGTAGCAATTGTCCATCACCAACAACGGCAAATCCAGTTATGCTGGTAGAAATGTCTATTCCGAGAATCATCAGATATCCAGTTTGATTTTAAATGTCAGGTCTTCGTCTTCTTCTTTCAATACTGGGTCAGCAAGGGAAGCAATTCCGATCAAGTTCTTATCACTATCATACACTCCAATTTTAGAAATGTATACCTGTCTTTTAAAGGAAGCGCTATAATCACTATAGCTGGAGCTTACTGTGTTTTTTATTGTGCGTGATGGATTCTCCTCGTATACATGAGAAGAAGTATAATATAGCTGTTCTTGATTTTTTTCAAGAAAGGTTGGGTTATGAGAGAAATTGGCTTGGCCGCGTTTTGCATGTGCAATCATCGTTACGATCTGTGTGTCCGTCTGCCCTTCGAAAGAAAGACTGAAAGATATATCATCAAATCTAGAGGCGCCGCCGCCAGTATAAGATGCATCTGCGATTCCATCGTTAGAGCCGGCTCCAAAATATATCCATCTCGGGAACTGGCGGGCGGGCCCTGGGCTGATCGCCCCAATGCCTGTGTCGTCCAATGGCCACGAGCCAGTAAGAAGCAAAAACCCCTCATCATATAAAGCAACGCCGGCGACACTGTCTGTGTTGTCGATCCAGTCACCAGCAACAGGAACATACCACTGACCATACGTTTGAATTAGCTCGCCGTTCTCCTTTGTGTCGCGACATTCGCCAATCAGAGTTCCAGTGTGATACATCCTTAAGCAAATGGTCCCGGGCTTTATTTTAGTACCGTAAAATATTGATGGAATATGAATTAAATTTAAAAACTGGTCTGTTTTATCGCCATAAGCCGATGAGCTTACAACATAATGTTGGCTGTTGACTCCATAAAGATTCAAAGTATTTTCTAAGGACACAAAACTCATTTTTTCAGAAAACGGAAGGGCAGATGGCGTGTCTATGGGTTCCCGCGTAATCGATGCATATTGAGGGTATGCTCCGGATAGCTGATCTCCATATGCAAATTCATTATTAAACACCGTGGTGGATATACCACCAATAGCTGACTGAATGCTGATGCGCGAACTGTCTTTAGAGATGAAGGGAAAGATGAGTGGGTTTTTACCATCATTCAAGAGGTACTCGCGGGCGCCGGATCCGGAGCCGAAAATGCCGGCAGTTCTGTCTATATTATATTCATATAGGCTTATGAACCCGGGCTCAAGCTCTGTAATGTTTCCAACCCAATTGCCAGAGTGAACGGCGCTGTTATTATAATATACATCTCCATCATAGATGACAAACTCACTCTTTGGGTGAGCCTTCATCGTATTTATATTAACATCATTTGGCCCAAACTTGCGGAAAGCCATTTTAGTAGTCCAGTCTGACTCTGATCGTTATCTCGTTTTCGGGAGTCTTCTTAAGAGGCTCAGATAGTTTAGCGACTGCTACCATCTCGTTGGCTCCATTATAAAGGCCAACAGTGGTGATGTAAGTCAAGGGAGGGTCAGATGCGTTATTCTTAACTCTAATTTTGCCTTTGTTCAGATAAGTCGGATTGGTGCTATAATTAAAGTCTGAGTGGCCCGCACGGCAGAAAAAGATCTGCGAGTTGATTGCCGTTGTGTTGTTGAATGATACATTCTGAATACGGTGGCGTAAAGCATCCGCTGAGCCTGAAATCGTACCTGATACTAATTGCTGGTCTACAGTCCACACTCCAGAACTAGCGGTGGCATAAAAATCCTGAACGTCTGAGTTTCCTGCAACGCCGGGATCAGCAAGAAAACATGAACTGCTAAGCCAGATCTGACCCCCTTGGTACCAAACAATTCCGCCAGTTATTTCTGTAGTAGTGTCGACCAATACGCCGTACTGGCCGCCTTGCAAAGTTTTTGTTCCGGCGCCGGTGGCGGTAGCATCAACATCAGTGAAGGTTCGCGTAGAAGAGCCTCCGGTAGAAAAGACGTCGCCATACGAACCGGTACCCACAGTAATGCTTACTGAGCCTTTCTTAATCTCGTCTTTCACAAGAAGTGACGAAAACCCAAGAACAAAAATATCGTTCATGGCTCCGCTCTTATCTAAGAGCAGATCGGCTTCGGCTGCACGAACTGCGTAATTGCCGCCAGATACGCTAGATGAATAGCCCACCTGAAGGGAGTTACAAAGATTCCAGTTGTTTCTCTTTTTCTTATATTGAGTAAACCCTACCGAAACATGGTTTTCATACAAAGCTGACCCCGATGGATTTAATCCAACCATAACATCAAAGATGTGGTTGGCGGAAGAACTCAAATATGGATAATCATATACACTTTGAAATTGTCCGTGTGTAAAGTTCTTAATATTGCCGTCGTCTGGCCAAGTGCCATAAACTCCGCTTAGAATAGTCCCTGTGATCGGGATTGCTTCGTGCAATAATGTTCTTGTTGTGGCTCTGTCTCCAGTTCCAATTGGTTTAAACGTTTTTCCCATTTAATGGCTCCATTTACGTAATTTTCTTAATAATTCTAATTGGCAAGTCTATCGTTGCTCCATTGGCGAAGGTAACATATACCATCGTATCAATAAGCTTGAACGAAGAAGCGCCTGATCCAAACAATTCTGTTGAGGTAACATTAGCTAAGCCTCTCTCTGCAAAATCTGTATCTGTTAATACACGCGTTGTGAATCCAATTTTTGTAGCGTTGGCGCGTGCTGAAGCAATAACCGAATTTAAAGTGACTGCTTCGTTGTCGTTTTCACGAAATACCATCTGATTGTTGACTGCTCTAATGTTGACAATGCCGGCATTAACGGCGGCCGAAGACACTGACTTGGATGGCGAGGCGGGAGACAGCGGCATGTTGACTTGTGGCCGGCCATTTCCTCCGTTATTGTTAAAATATGAGCCGCGGCCCGGTCCGAGCACTTGAGCCAGTAATTTGGTATTAATTTGAATTTGGCAACCTCCGCCGCCTAATCCGTTAGATGTGATAAGTCTTTGCTTAGTAAATTGATCGCCTGCGCCGGCGGTCGTATCGTCAATCCCCGTTTCAATCAGAATTCCCCGTCCTTGCTGGTTTCCCGAACCTAGAACGTATTGCTCGCCTATGACGTCGGCGATCGCGGTGTGAGTGACCCCGTCATTAACTGCCAGGTAATAAATATCCTTGTAAGGTTTTATCGCCTGATCGGTCAACAGCGTATTGGGCTTTGCTTGCACCATATATAAAGTATTGGTTCGTGGGCGAGTTTGCAAGCCATACCGACCAAGGCCAGAAAATTTGCTAACTGGTTGGAAAATCGGCGTCTGCATAATTTCCAAGTCTGAGTATGCTGATCCTGACGCATGATTCTTATCGTAAAGCGCATAATCAATTTCATCATCAAAGAGACAAAATTTTACTATTTGATTTCCGATACCTGTTCCGGTCGTTGCTCGTCGTCGACCCACTTCGGTCAAAGTGGCAACAATGATGATATCGCCTGAATTATCTAAAATACTCGCCATTTATTTACCTCGCTACAATAATTAGTGCTTTTTTTGTTAAATAGATTCTAACACTATAATTATCTTCTTTTAAACTTTTATGCTCCCGCATAACGAATTAATCGCAATGGCACCTGAACTCTGCTCTGGGTTGCCCCACCAACAATATAAACAGTGGTGTCAATATAATCAAACTTGTGTGTAGAGTCGAACAAATACTCATCAGTTTCTCCATATTTAGAATACCTAAAATCCCTTGTGGACGTAGAGTTGTTTTTTAAATAGCCATTGACAATGAAATTCATTGCAACAACAGTGCCTTTGGGGCCATCCAGCGAAGAATACGCTGCACTAGGTGAGCTAAGTTCGTCATAAAAATCAAACATAAGATTTTTAATACCTTTTATCAAGTAAGTAGCATGAGTGGTAAATTGACTTTCTATACTAATGGGGGAAGATTCTATTAATGATTCAAAATTAATTTGCGACTCGCCATTTTTATAATTTTTAAAAACACTTTTAGTATTTATTCCTAGAATTTTCACTATAAACCGATTATCCGCAAAAACATAAAAATCTTGATCCAATAAATATTTTTTTTCAATAAAATATTCTCGCGCTTCGGGCGATATAGCAAAATATTTTTCAAATTGAGAAGGATGGATGTCGGGAGGCTCTTCGCCACCATCCAAAGCTGGGATTTGGTCTAGACCACTTTCAATCACTATTTTTCTTTTATCTACGGCATTATCACTTAAAAACTTAAATGTATTTGAAAAAATCTCATTTATTTTTTCAGTTGTTTCGTCGTTAACTGACAAATAGTACACACCATCTCTCAGTTCGGGGACAATTGCAATCTTATCATTTAATTTAAGAATTGGCATGTGTATAATCCAAGCATGCTCTAATTCCCAATTGTCGTTTTGAAACGCAGACTCGTCTTTTGATATTAATCCATATTGTATATTTTTATGACGGCTTCCGTATGCTTCAAATATTTGAGAGCCGGTAAGTTCTGGGTAATATCCACTATCGTCGCGGTCCTCGGCGCTAAAGGTCTCGTAGTTGATCTCATCGTCACCTAATGCAAATTTAGTAATATTAAGGGCCCCTCGAGACGCTTTTTTTCGCCCCACGTCGGTGAGAACTGCATCGATTATGATAGTGCCGCTGGTGTTTTTGAATGCCATATAGTTTACCTATGTTTATACGCTGTACTTATCTTCTTGTTTTATTTTGAACGTTACGTTTAAATCTGCTTTTTTGCCAGTTTTCTTAGATGTGAGTCTTAATTTGAATGTCTGATCCCAAATAGAGCCTGCGCCGGTGTGCGCGCCAACTTGCACTTTGTCTTTTTCGGCTGTAGCCGCACGTGAAAAATCAGCATTTGTGGTGTCCAATTCTAATTGTCTAAGGTTCGGCTGAAGTTGCAAAAGCTTCTTAAAGTTGATTGATGGCTTAGAATGTGCGTCTTGGTTGAATTCTTCTTCTGATAGAATATTGAACAAAGAATAAATATAGCCTCCATCATCTACCAGCTCAGCTTCTATGATTTGAGAAAGATGGCCCGGCATTTTATTTTCATTTAAAAATCTCAGTATATAGTAATATTTTTTGTTCGTAGCAATCTTTTGGACAACAATCGCATCTGCATGTGTCATGTCGGATTCTGGTATTTTCAAATCTATGGTTTTTATACGTTTTCCTTCAAAGTCTGATAGGGCGGTCGGTTTTTTCTCGGTCCTGTATACTTCCAAGTATCGTGGTGGTGATAAAGATTTGTTAATAATCATATCAGATACGCTCAAGTCCATAGCATGAAGGTATTCGCTTTGAAGATTCCGATCGGCTGCGCTGATTGTGGACGGATACATGTTTTCTTGATATGACTGGTATTTTGTCTCAAATCCGATGCGCTGAGAGCTATCTATAAACTGGAATGGGGCGGCTACGATATCGCTGGCAGGATGATCTGTGACTTTTAGTGTCTTAGAGTAAATAGGAACCTCAACCAACTTAACACAGGGCTCTATATGGTAATATAGGTCTGCCAATTGTGGGTACCTGCTCAGGCCTTGTTCGTCTGTGGAAAATTCATTTCTTATTGAGAGGGGAGCGATTGCTTTCCATTCTATGGAGGTGCCGGGCCGTTCGGGGTCGGTGGCAGTCGGCGAAAGCCATGGCGCTACCTCCATCATCCACGCAGTATCTGCATCGCCGAGATCGGTAAAGGAGGTCCCTGTCATCACCTCGTCCGAGTGCAGCGCGGCGAACGCGTGGCGATGGCCGGTGGGATCTTCGCTATTCCACGTTTTTGAGAATAGTTGATCACCATACTCTTGAGAGTGAGGATCATAAAATTGCATGCAATATAGATCGGGGTCATTGCGGGCGCCGCCTAATATGGCGGTTTGCTTGGTTAACCTAAAATCAGAATATTTATACTTAAAACCAATCACAAAGACATAAGCTGAGATATTGTAAGTATAGTTTTGGCCATATTTTATTTGATTATCGATCCATTGATATGCCGGGGCGCCAAGCTGGCCAGTGTCGTCGGCGTATATCCATATATCTTGAATTACGTTGCTTGTTGTCTCGTCTCCCTGTTGGATACCTCCAATCTTTTCTATCCGATAAGCCAATATTTCATTATACCTCAGTTTTGGCTGTAGAACGTTAGCCAGAAGCATTTGATTGACGACGTCGTCGATGACCCCGGCTGTATCAAGCTGCGACAATATTTTTTCGCTCATGAGCGCAACAAGATCTAAAGTACTGATTATATCTTGACTGTCGGCATACCGAAACACTCCAGAGGCGCCCATTGTGGTGAGATATTCTTCAATTGCGGATCCGATAAACGTATAATTGTCAGGATTAAGAGCAGCACTTGGCTGATTATATACTTCTGATAGCAATTCTACAAAATCGATCATCTTGTAAGATTTTGTCGCAGTGTCACTTCCAGTGTGTGTTTTTGTATCCGTGTGAAACCTTTGTGGTTGCATTGATAAATTTGGAAAATCTCCGTGGTGTATATCTTTGAGTGATTCCATAATTTTTGCGCCGGAACCATGAGCCTCGATCATATTTCTAAAAATCCTAGCGCGGCCGCTATAGTAGGGCGTTGGCATCGTTGGTATATCAACTTTAATGCAATATGGAAATAGTCCTTTGGCAGTTTTGATGTTCCAGTTTCGTGTTACATCGGACATATACTTAGAAGAATCAACATAAATAATATTTCTTTGTTTGTCAATTGCTTTTTGTCTTATTGATTGCGGCATGCCGACTTCGAAATCCCTCAATGACGCCAAATATTTTTCAAATAAAAGTCTTTGCGCGGTGGTCGGGCTTGAATCGAATGCGTAATAATTGTGTATATAACTATAAACATAGTCATATATAGCTTTCTTTGACGTCGATAGTAAGTCGGGCGAACTTTCGGTGCCATATTCTGCTTCGGTTTCACGCATGCCCGAGATCGCGTCTAAGACGTCGTCGATAGCTGATCCGCCACCATCGTCCTCAAAATCACCCCGTAACCATTCATATACATCTGAAGCTTCAAAATGGCCGTCACCGGAATCATATCTATCAAAACTTTTACTAATTATTTTCTCAAAAGGGTAACACAAATAGTCCAGATATGCACTTCCAAATTGGCGGTACCACGACTGTTTATCATCAAGGCCTCCTGCTTCGCTTACATCAAGCCAAGGATAATATGTCGTATTTGCATAAATTTGAGAATTTGGAATTAATAATTCGGATTCTAAATCTTTAACATATTCTTGGTATTTTCTAACATTTTCATTATATGACTTATATTCACAAGTAACTTGAATTGGGCTCATACTCGTCCCCTCTTGTTTTGAGTAAGGAAGACTTATTCTAAAAGACTCATCGTAGAAAAGAAAATCAGCGGAGACAATGGAGGGATACGTGTCGGGTCCGAAAGTACCGCCATTTAATAAAATATTCCAAAAATAATCTCCTTTGGAGTTCTCTTCTGATGCATATAGGCGTAACGGGATTTTTATATTGTGCATATAAGAAGCCCCTTGCGAAACCTCAGCCCATAGAGGATTAAATTCAACAAATTCAATATAAGGAGACGCACAGGACAGTCTTTTAACATTGACGTCGTTAAGATCGGCGTAAGACGCGATCATATATTTACTATATGGCCAATTTTCCTTGTATTCTATAAATGGTTCTAAGTTGTCCGGATCGACACCTTTCTCCCAATATAAACCCAACAATTGTCTAAGTGAATCTTGAGAATTTTTCATGCAATCTTCGCGAACAAACGTAACATGTTTATACGAGTCCAGGTCGCTATCGTCTATCCAGGCGGAATTGGGTATTATATGTAACCAACGATGCATCTCGATGTCAGTGAGGTCACCCGTGTACTCTGCAGGCAGATCTTCGGTTTCATCGAACGCGGTTGGAAGCGGGGTTGCATCTTCCATGTCTAATACCCTCCATAGCCACTTGGGCCTGTGCTGCTGGGGGATGAGCCCATTCCAGTCGAGGTGCTAGGGGAAGTGGTGGCAGAAAGGTGTTCCGCTACTGCCATTTCGGCGGCCTTGGAAGTTGTTGGGCCTGTGAGTCCTATTCTATCTTCTGCGCTTAGGCCGGCAGATGTTTGCATCTTGACTGTAAATTTTTTATTAAGAATTGAAGTGTATAAAGATTGATGGAGGGTAGTGCATCTTTCATTCAAGTGGAGATTATATTCAGCCGCTTCGGTGGTGGTTGATTTGTATCTCTGTTGTACTTTATCTATCACTTCGATGGTCGTGTAGCCGCCATTGAGGAAGCCTAATTTTAGGGATGGGCTACTATATCCATCCGTGTCGACCGGTCGATCTTCACCTTCGGGGCTCGAGCCGCCAAAGTGCGCCCAATCGCCGCCGATCTCGCCATGATAACTCTTCGTCTCACTTGAGGCCCAGTACCACGAGGTGGCGTTCGGGTTCAACGTGTACGGTTCGGATGCGCCCGGGCCCCAGTAACCTCGTGGCTCGAGCCATGAGACGTCCTCATAGTCTAAAATTATGTTTTCGTTCACTGTTGAGTACCCCCACTCGAGGGTGTTCCTGTGCACGATATCGAAGCCATTGAGTTCCTCCAGCGTTTGGCCAGTCGCGTAGTTCCAGAATCCGACGGATTCGCGGGCGGGAATGTCTCCAATTAGGTGTGAATAGGCCGCCAGCGAAACTCCGCTCATCATGGTATCATAAAAGTTTGTGATGTTACAATTCCAGATCATTGTAGTAAAATATGAGTTCATGGAGAAGTTGGTTGGGGATGTGGAGTAATCAGCGTAGTCATCCCAGCTCAGGTAAATGCCAGTCCAAAGCCGGAAACTAGAGTTTAAGCTGGGGTCTCCGATCTCGGCGCCACCAGTGTACACGTGTGAAATACTGTCGGATGATAGATTTCCTTTAATGATCCGGGCATTGCCGGTCAGGCCCCAGTCATCATCCTCATTATCCACATAGACCCAGCCACGCTCATCGACGCCGTAGGTGTCGTCTTCACTGTCTCCGCCCAAATTGTCTGGATCTTGAAGCCAGTCTAGCACGCCCTCTGCAGAGCCATATGCATCGGCGCTTATATATTCACTGGAGTCAATCGCAATGTTATATTTTCGCCAGGAGCCGCCCCATTTCCATCCTTTTTTTGTGTCTAAGAACCCAAAATCTGGGGCTCCCGCATGCGCGCTGGTATTTGTTATTCCCGCATTGGTTCCATCTGGATCGTAGCCATCGATTGTCCCGGGGTGGCCCATAACAACCAATCTCAATTTTCCGGATGTTCCGTCTTCGAGGATCATATCGTTATCTAAGCCAATTAAATCAAACGGATCTAAAAAAGTCCCAACATTGTTTGAAACTAATTGAAATAGTTGATTTACAAATGGTGAGCCGGCCATTTTAGTAATTGCTCCTTTTCGCCGCTTGAGAATCCATGAATTGCTTTAACCTCACTTCTTTTTTCTCATTATTAAGTTGAGCTATGAAGGTAGCAGTGATGGTTAAATCAGGAGCATTTTTTTGTTTCAGTCTTTTACGGCGGTCAGAAATAGAATCGGGCATTTGATCGTCCAATTCATAAAATGGATCACACTCATTTGGAAAATTATTAACTGCTGCAACTTGCATGTTTTGTTGTTTATTGTCCTCTGGATTGACGATATTTGGGTTGTCTATTTTGGTCGTTGATCGTTGGGAGCGCACCATCGAGTATGCGGGCCCCAAAGGAATTACTGTACAATTCAAATTTGCTAGGTAATCCCGGGCGAGTGCCTTAGTTTTGAAAATTGAATCGTCTTGTTTTATGATAAACCCTTGTTCTCTTAAAATGGAATTAGACCTTATGATCGCTGTCCGATTTGGATAAGCATTCGGAATAGTATATTGACCGTCGATTTTTTGAACGCCAGCAACGCTATTTCGGGTAGCTGACAGTTTCCTCTTAACTCTATTTGATATGGCCATTAAAATGTTCTCCTTTTTAGTAAATAGAATCCATCTCGTTTTCTATTCAAGCTATGAATCAGCGTCGGGGATTATTATTCCGACACTCTCGAGTGCTTCAACGAAATCTGCGACTATTGACAATATTTCCTCAGTATTGTAGGGCAACCTGCTTTGATAAGCTATCACGCTGGCAATGCTGGTCCCGCCATAGTTCTGGAAGGATGCATCGACAAATCCGACGCCATTCTCGAATACGACCCCATCGAGCTGCGCGCCCGTACCGGTCGGGCCGGTGTCTCTGATCTCCCCTCTAGCAGACAGAGGAGCAGCTAGATTTTTTTTGTTGAGGCCCCAGAGGATCGGAGGCGAACTGATGTCGTGGTCGGTGATACCCGCATGCCAAGACTGATCCGGCACATAGATCATTTTATTGACGTAGCGGCCATAGCCTTCGGAACGCGTGGGGTCGACGTGCTCGCCGGCCGGATAGGTCCGAGGCCAGTTGTAGCCTATGTCGGCGGAGGAGAACCAGAATCTGGGCCTAAAGCCAAACTTGTACGGCAACGGATTTGGTCTCATCAGGGTGGCGGAGAACGCTGTGACTGTCCCGCTGGAGTGGAGGAGACCGGTGTAGTCCGCATCGGCGCCGAGGGAGCCAATATGCAAAGTCTGCCAGCCTACACATAACGTCCATATCTGAGTTGCATCGGTGAGTCCCAGTTCCGTTAGGATGAACGCGAATTGAGTCCAGTTGGGGCCCCCTTCCATGCCGATGTAGGGTACGACGGCATCACTTGAAGGCCAGAACCATGCCTCTGTACGCCAGATCGAGTAATCAGCGCTGAGCCAGAGGTCGCCAAGTTGGGGGAGTTCCGGGAGAGTGGCGTCAAGCAAGTCGCGGAATTGATTAATAAATGCCTGCACTAACACACTTTCCTGCCAGTAAGTTTCGGGATCTGCCTCGGGCGCGTGCCACACTTCACCCGCTAGGTTCGAGGCGCTCGCTGGTTGACGATAATAGGTCGGTATACCACTTCCAAGGTTTGTTCCGGCTCTCATAGCAAGATATGTGGGCCATACGCAGGCCATCCAGCCCGCGGGGCCCATGTCGTCCAGGTCAGTTCCGCTTGTAGCGAACCCAGCTCCGTCAGAGCAGGTATCGCTGGGCGCGTCGACGATTGAGTTTTCCCAAAAAGCACTCAGGGACATGTTGCCATAGATTTGTCCCGCAATTGGTATTGTATTTGCGAACAAAAATGTCGAGGG